AATTCTTCTTCATATGCGTTATTGTAAGCCGAACCATAGATACTATATAACTCACCTTTTAATTCATCAAGTTCGTTATCCATTAGTTCATTCATGGTCTCTGAATTATCAACCACTTGGTCTATATTTGATTGGTCAATAATAACATATTCAGGATGACCCTGTTGTTGGGCGTAATCTTCAAGTAAATCGGTATGTACTCCAATTTGTTTACCTTCTAACGATTTAATAATATATTCTTTTAGGCGTAATAAGTTTTCTTTAGTTAGTTCTTCAATTACGTCACGATAAAGATTGTCAGTTAAATCATAAGAACCCCAACCATAGGAATGACTATCATACTCACCACTTAATAGTGACTCAACCGTATCTTTTGAAAGGTCGTTTCTATTTCCACTACAAAATAATTCGGCAAGGTCTCCCTGATTGTCAATAACCAAATATACTTCACCATTAACTAATTCAACATCACCTAAATACTTTAAGACATATTTCAAAAACTTCTCATTATTGGTTTCATAATAAAATAATAATAACTCATTTTGGTATTCTTCCGCAAATCTTCCTTCAGGGTCTAATTCATCTAATAACCCTCTCTTATTGACAATCTTAAGGAATGTTTCAATGTCGTTGATATACTTGATAAAATCAGTATCACCTTCATTAAACATTTCAATTAACTCATTAATATTCATAATATATAAATACAAAAAAAGGGGTAAAATTTTACCCCTTTCATAATTTTGTTAAATGTAAGACAATTAGTTACTTGTCTTGTTCACATTGTAGTACTTTTCAATAGTCTTTTTGATTGCACTTTTAACACTTTCTGTTGTTTGTTGTTTCTGTGCTTGTGCTGCTTGTACTTGTTGAACAGTAGGCTGTTGTGATTCGTTTCCTTTATTTTTGCATCCGCATCCTGACATAATTTTTATTTTTTAATTTTAGTTTATTAGTTTAAAGTTATGTTTATAAATAGTTTTTCTTATGGAACCATTATAACCATTGTTTACTTTTACCCCTCTTAATGCCGATGATAATTTAACTCTAACATAAGATGGATTACCTTTTGCAAATCCAGTTTCTATTAAATAATTTGCACCATCAACCAAAGTTTCAAATATAAATTCTTCATTAGTTTCAAGATTTGTTAATGAAAATTTATTTATATTCCCATTCTTATTTAAATTATATTTTGATAATTTAATTTTCACTTCATCATTAAATGTGTTTCGTCTAAATTCGTTTACCGATGCTAAATTATAACCATTTTTAAGATTATTAGATTCATATAGTGTAATAAATTTATTTTCAGTTTCAATTAACTCACTAGGGTCACAATATTCAACAATTTCAAATATAAAAACACCTTTACCATATTTGTTATATGATTTTTGTAAATATTCATTATCGTGAATACCTTTATCCAACATCCAAAAATGTTTATATTCTCGGTTTGAAATATTAACACTACTACCAATGTAAACCTTGTTATTAATGGTGTTAGTTATTTTGTAGATACCAGAATTCATAAAAATTGAAATTGTTCTTTCTTAATAATAAATACTATCTTTGATGAAATATAGATACAAAAGAATATTTATCAAATAAAAGTGTGATGGATTTTTTAAAATTAATACAAGAAGGAAGAGTTGATGACTTTAAAGTCAAGTATTCTCAGAAATTTGGTGGGGACAATGTAAATAAGATTATTGCGTCAGTTCCACAAAAATATTTGGATTGGGTTGGTAAGAACTTAGATGTTGTAAACTTTGACGAAACGTTCGGTAAAACTACCGAGGCATTAAATAAGTTTGAAAAGATTTCAAGTAATTTACCTATAACTGATTTAAGTCAATACAAAAGTGTTGGTCAGTTATTGGGGGCGTTAAGTGAATATGATGGTAGACAAAGAAGAAATGTTAAGAAGGTTGAGGGTGGTAATGTTGTTTATGATGATGATAGGTTTTTTGTTGTTAATCCACTAACTCACGAGTCATCTTGTTATTATGGTCGGGGAACCAAATGGTGTACTACCGCTGAAACGGATACACATTTTAAAAGATATAATGAAGACGGTAAATTATTTTACATAATAGATAAAACCCTCCCAACCAATGATCCTTTTTATAAGGTAGCACTTCTTAAAAAGTTCGATGGGGATAAAACCTATTATGATAGTAAAAATGAAACCATTAAAAATGGGTGGATATTAAATACAAATAAATTAAATGAAATTTTAACATCAATTGACGAGTATCTTAATGCTGAATATGCCCAACAAATAAAAATATTCTCAGACAAAGAAGCCGCTAAAAAAGAAAGAGAAAGACTTGATAGATTGAGAATACAAAGAGTTCTTCAAGATAGAAGAGAAGAAGCGCAAGAAAGAAGATTGGAAGGTGAGTGGGAGTTAGGTCCTGACTGCCCTGACGTAGGTTTGAGGGCACATGCATTACTCAATTCGTTAGCTTCAAATGACGATGTTGAGATTATCACCAATGAAGATCGTGGTGAAATTGCCAGAATTGAAAATGAAATTCAAAGACTACAGACAGAATATGATAATGATGAAAATGTTAGACAAGATCTATTGGATGAGATAAGTGAATTGGAAGATACTTTGGAAGAACTAAAGACAAAAATTGATGTTTATAATATTGTCCCAACTGATGATTATTATGATACAACTGTTTTTGAAGTAATTGACGAACCAAATCTTGAAAATAATAGATACGCGGTGGGTGATGAAGATGAAATGCAATCAAGTGCATATGAATCTGTTGAGGAATTAATTGACGATATTGGTTATAAAGGATTCAACGAAAATTTTGCAAAATATTATATTGATGAAGCTGAGGTTATTCGTTATGCTGAGGATTTGTTTGAGGACGATGTTAGAGAAAACCCTGATTCATATATTAATGAAGATATGAGGATGTTATCGGATGACCAAGAAGATAGTATTAAACAATTGAGATTTAGAATATCTAAAGCTGAATCTATGATTAACCGATTTGAATCTGAAATGGATGGTGAGAATGATGATGATTTACAGGAAAGAATTGATGAGATGAATGAGGTAATTGAAGAAATGAATGATGAGATTACAGATATTGAATCAGACCCTGAAGGAGACTTTCCTGAAGACGAAATTGAAAATGCAATTAAAAACAGACTTTATGATATCAAACGTGATGTAACAGGGTTTATGGAAGAATATGGATTGAATTGGGAAGATTATATTAATAGGAGGGAATTTATTGATGGTGTAATTGATGAGGATGGTTATGGTGTTACTTTAAATCGTTATGATGGAAGTGTTGATGATGTGAGAGTTCAAGACCAATTGTTTTATGTTATGAGAATTGATTGATTAGTATAAAATTTCAATTATTATTCCTGTATGGCGAGAAAAAAGAAAATGTCATTTAAATTGAATCCTGAGTGGATGTTAAAAGAACCATTGGATTTTGAATACAACAAGTACACCTTGTTGGACTATATACAGAAATGCGAAAAAAGCCTTGATAGGTTTGAAATATATCCTGATTTTATTGAATTGTCATTACACTTGGCAAACATGCAATCGTTAACAAAAGAACATACCTTATTATTAACGAACAAGAAGTTCGAGTCATGTGATGATGAAATCATGTTGAAAGACTTATACCCAAAAAAACCTCGCCAACTTTCCGAAGAAGAAGAAAATGAGTTAACCAAAACAATTCAATATTCAAATAACAAATTATACGACACCTTTAATTTTGCCAAATCAATATGGAACTTAGCGTTTGATAGTGTTGAAATTTCTTTAAAAAAGAACAAAGGTTTTTTATCCTCAGGAATTGGTTATGTGTTCTATTACAGAAAAAAAGAAAACAAAGTATTTGTTTGGGAGTATCAAATAAAAAGAGACCGAAAACAACCAAATAGTAATAAAACAACTCTTAATTTAATATATGGGAATTCACCTGAAGACATAACATTATCTTCAATAATTGAAACCAATTCATCATTTGTTAAATCTAAAAATTATAAGACATTCCCTGTATTTGAAATGCAGTGTAATCAAGACTTTCCAATGGAACAGACAATAGTTCCAATAATGAAAAGAAAAGTTATAGCATACATTTTTCAAATTCTTAATATTAGTAAAATAAAAAATTTTGACTCTGAGTAATATTTTTTTTATAATTGGTTATCATGGGATTTAATAAGAGATATATAAACCACCAAAATACCTTAATTGCTCTTCAATCCAACAGATTAAAGGAGTATTATGGAAAAACTGATGCATTTATTTTCCAAGATTATGAAAGCGAAAAGATTTATGACTTATTTGTTGAAGGTAAAACAGAGAAAGAAATATTAAAAATTATTCAAAAATAATATGGAACAAAAAATTATCAAAAACTTATTGGGTAAACTCAGGCAACCCATACATATCGATTACATATCGAAATACATCCTTAATCAATCAATGGATGATACCATAAATTTAATTAATAAATTGGTTGAAGAAAATATTATAGAAGAATCAAAATACGCGAAGAATTATTATGTGGTTAAAAGTATATAAAAAATAATATGGAAGAAAAAGAAATGGTTAATCACCCAAGTCATTATGGGGGAGAAAGTAACCCATATGAGGTAATTAAAGTTATTGAGGTTTGGAACCTTGACTTTCACCTTGGTAATACTGTAAAGTATATTTCAAGAGCGGGAAAGAAAGGTACAGATAAAGAACTTCAAGATCTAAAAAAAGCATTATGGTACCTTGAAAGAAAAATACAAAATTTAGAAAAAAATAAAATATGAGAGAATTAGAAAATATTATTAACACCATAATCAATGGGGATTCCGTACAAGTTATGAAAGAAATTCCCGAATCGACAATTGATTTGATAGTTACAAGCCCAAAATATAATGTGGGTATTGATTATGATAGTTGTGATGATAGGATGCCAATGTCTGATTATTGGGAATGGACAAAAGAATGGTTAACTGAATCTTTCCGACTTTTAAAGGATGATGGTAGGGTTGCTATAAACATTCCCTACGAAGTTAATGTTCAAGATAGAGGAGGTAGGGTTTTATTTATGGCTGAGTTTTGGTCAGTGATGAAATCTGTCGGGTTCCAATTCTATGGGTTAGTTGACCTTGATGAGAACTCACCACACAGAAGTAAGACTACAGCTTGGGGTTCATGGATGTCACCAAGTAGCCCATACATTTATAACCCAAAAGAATGTGTAATATTAGCCTATAAGAAAGACCGTATTAAAAAAGTTAAAGGTGAACCACAATGGAAAGCTGAAATGGTTGATATGGAACAAGAAGATGGTACTGTAAAAACTAAAGCGGTTTATCAAGAAGAAGACAAGAAAGAATTTATGTCTTTGGTTTATGGTCAGTG